ATTCTTGTTGAAAATGCCGCCATGAAAGACTTCACATGCGAAGCCAAGACAGAATTTCAACTTAACAATCTGAGAATAGAAGAGAAGTATCGCTACGATGTTTTAAAAGTTCAGACAGATGCAGAGATCAAGAAGCTTAACGAACTAATTATATTACAAGACGAACATATAAAGCAATTGAAACCAACAAATAATGTTTTGCCTGTTGTTGGTGGCTTCGTTATTGGAGCTGGAATGTCAATTGCCATTATGTACGCAGTTAAACCCGGAATTACACAATGATTGTATCAACCCCTTACACAGAATGTTATGTTAAAAAGTCATTCTTATCAGGAAACCCAAACTATGGAAAAAATGAGACTGTATTTGGAGTTCTATATGCTATTAGATTTATAAGAGCTAGAGCTCCTTTATATGTAGTGTATCTTCCTTCTATGGGAGCTCTTTATGATAAGGTTGACCAATGTGCTATATTTAACAGATCAGAAACACCAGACAAAATTATTAAAACGAATGACGTAGCATGGTGGGATAGTCTCTCAGATTACTGGCAGCTTACACAAATTCAAGGTCTTCGTGGCATGGATGTTGAGATGTCTAGCAGAACAGGGCACAAATGGGAAGGCAAATATCTTTGGACGTGTGATCCACAGAGACCGAGAACCATGACCGATTATGGACAATCTGAAGTGTGGCATGAACACAAAACGAAAACTTATTTTTTTGATGACAATACCGGTGCTTTAATATGCGGACCAAATAACAAAATGAGATTTTTAGATAATTCTCTATGTCCAAAAGATCTTGAGATTCCGTATTGGATGAAAGTTTACAAAGATTCTGATTCACCGGAAAGAATAACACATGAGGGCGATGGAGAAAACTTAGGAAATGTCGATAGGTGGGATTATGAAAAGTAAAGATCCGAATTATGCCGTAAAGGTTGAGAAAGCCATAACAGAAAAGTATGGTGAAGACACGGTTCAACACCCAAAGAAAGGTTGGGATGACGAAAAAGAAAAAGAATATCTCGCGGAACTCAAAGACTTTTATAAACATGAAGAGTCCGGGATGAATGATGAAGATGAAATAAATGGGGTTTTTATCCCAAAGAAACTAATTACAAAGAATTCTAAGCGTTCTTGTCCTGTATGTAATGTTTATTCATTTAAATCTAACGATGATGTGTATATGTCCAAGTTTGATTGTTGTGAAAAATGTTACATTCAATGGGTTGAAGGGCGTGAAGAACGCTGGAAAACAGGATGGAGACCTAAAAATGGCTGAATCAACAACATTAGAGATTATACAAGGCTTAGCACAAGCCGCTGCAAACGCTTATGATGGCGCCCACGATGAGAGATTTTCTCTTGATGGTCAAGCGCGACAAGTTGGTTTGCGCCGAGAAGAAGGGTGCCCAATTATGGATAAAAGAGTTAACGATGGCTTTTCTGTTAAGTTTTATTCTAACTGCATCATCATTAATTACCAATCAGATGTCCGTCTTAAAGAAGTATACGCTGGAAAATTTGAGCAGGATATTGAGAGACAACTTAACGAGATTAAAAAGTTTCTCCAAAAAGAATATAAAGCTATCACAGGTAACTCCGTGACTCTTACTAAACAAGGTGAAGTCAAGGTTTTGGTTCAATCAACATCCCGTGTACGAACATTCGTTCAGGCTTATCAACATTACAAGATCAGTAAAGTAAAAGAAGAGCCAATTCTTGATCCTGCTGTTGAAGATAATAGAGCAATTACACGAAAGTTTATTGAAAGCTTCAAAGCCGCAAAGCGCCCCACCAACGAGTTCATCAAGAAAGGTGACAACGAGAAAAAATAATGGCTTTTGCTCTTTCAAAGAAAGACATAATAAAGGAAATTGTTAAGTCCGGCAAAGATCCGCAATACTTCATAAATAATTACTGTCGTATTTCGCATCCTATGCACGGACTTATTCCTTTTAAGACTTATCCTTATCAAGATGATTTGATCAACGACTTCAACGATTTTCGTTTTACTGTAATTCTAAAAGCAAGACAGCTTGGGATCTCAACGATCTCCGCTGCTTATGCTGTTTGGTTTATGTTATTTCACCGAGACAAGAACATTCTCGTGATCGCAACCAAGTTTTCCACAGCAGCAAATCTTGTTAAGAAAGTAAAAAACATTATGCAGTACCTTCCAGACTGGATGCGAGTCTCCAAGATTAAAGTTGACAACAGAACATCGTTTGAGCTTTCTAACGGATCTCAAATCAAAGCCGCTTCAACATCCGGAGACGCTGGTCGTTCGGAAGCATTGTCTCTTCTTATTATTGATGAGGCTGCTCACATTGACGGACTTGATGATTTATGGACAGGTCTTTATCCCACACTATCAACAGGTGGTCGCTGCATTGCTCTTTCAACTCCAAACGGTGTAGGAAACTGGTTTCATAAAACATATGTGACTGCGGACAATGGAGAATCAGACTTTAAACCGGTAAACCTCCCATGGGATGTTCATCCGGAGAGAGATCAGGCATGGTTTAAAAAAGAGACCAAGAACATGTCTCGGAGACAAATCGCACAAGAATTAGAATGTAACTTCAATACATCTGGTGATACGGTTATACACCCGAATGATATTGCTTGGTTACAGTCAGAAATAGTAGAACCAACTTATAGGACAGGATATGATAGAAATTTTTGGATATGGGAAAAGTACCAAGAGGGCAGCTCTTATTTGCTCGTTGCCGATGTTGCTAGAGGCGATGGGGCTGATAACTCTGTTTTTCATGTGCTTAATGTAGCAACAATGGAAATCGTTGCTGAGTACCAAGGAAAGCCCTCGTTAGACATGTACTCACAAATACTTTATTCAGCAGGAATGGAGTATGGTAAATGTCTGCTTGTTGTTGAGAATAATGGAATAGGCATTTCAGTTTTTGAAAAACTAGTTACTCTCGGTTATGAAAATCTTTATTACTCAATCAAAGGATCTCATGAATTTGTAGACGCAGCCTCCGGTCAATTTATGACCAACGCAGTTGGTGGTTTTACAACCTCAACAAAGACGCGGCCTTTAATAGTTGCAAAGCTTGAAGAATTCGTTAGAAACAAAATAATAAAAATTCCATCGTCTCGTGCGTTTGATGAATTTAGAACATTTGTTTGGAACAATGGAAAACCACAAGCGATGAGATCTTATCATGATGATATTATAATGTGTTTAGCAATTACATGTTGGGTTAGAGACACTGCACTGGAAGTATCCGAAAAGGATAAGGAATATAATAAAGCCTTGATCGACGGAATGTATATGAAAAATAATATGATGAACACAGCGATCAAAGGCATGGACGGGTATGATAACGATTTTCAAACTAAATATAAAGAACAATTAAACAATAGAAAAGAATTTGCTTGGATTTTCAAAGGATAATAAATGGCCAAAAGAAATAAAAATTTAGGAAAGAACCCGTACAATCAGGAGAATGGACTTTTTAAATCACTCACAAAGTTATTTTCCGGTCCCTTGACTCAAAGAAGAACCCAACAAGGCAGGGCACTTAGAAGGCAACACTTAGATCAATACGCATCTAGATTCGCTAGCGCATCCGGCAAGCAATTTAAAAAGATGGAATACAACCCCATGAATATCATGGCCGTTAATATGATTTCAAATAGAAATCGTAACGAGCGTTATGTTGATTTTGATCAAATGGAGTATACACCGGAATGTGCATCTTCACTGGATATCTATGCCGACGAAATGACAACCCACTCTTCTCTTCAGCCCATGCTCAGAATTAAATGTCCAAACGACGAGATTAAAACAATTTTAGACAACCTTTATCACAATGTTCTTAATATTGAACACAATCTATTCGGTTGGTCCAGAACCATGTGTAAGTATGGAGATCTCTTTCTTTATTTAGATATTGAAGAGAAGATGGGAATTCGTGCTGTCATTGGGCTTCCTCCACAAGAGATTGAGCGATTAGAGGGTGAAGATGAGACAAACCCTAATTATGTTCAGTATCAATGGAATTCTGGTGGTATGACTCTGGAAAATTGGCAAATGGCACACTTTCGCATTCTTGGAAACGACAAGCATGCTCCATATGGAACTTCTGTTCTAGAACCTGCCCGTAGAATCTGGAGACAACTTACATTGTTAGAAGATGCAATGATGGCTTACCGTATCGTTCGTGCGCCTGAGAGACGAGTTTTTAAGATTGATGTTGGGAACATTCCGCCGCAAGATGTGGAACAATACATGCAGAAGGTAATGACCCAAATGAAACGACATCAAGTCACAGATCCAACAACAGGACGACTTGATCTTCGCTATAATCCTTTGTCAATTGAAGAAGATTATTATATTCCTATTCGTGGAACATCAAACACAGACATAACAAATCTTCCGGGTGGAGCAATGACTGCTACAATTGAAGATGTTAAGTATTTACGAGATAAGTTGTTCTCTGCTCTAAAAGTTCCACAATCCTACCTTACAATGGGAGATGGTGCACAAGAAGACAAAACAACACTCGCACAGAAAGACATTCGTTTTGCGAGAACAATACAGAGATTACAGAGAGTTGTGATTTCTGAACTAGAAAAGATTGGAATCATTCATTTGTTTACAATGGGATTCCGCAATGATGACCTTTTATCATTTAAATTACAATTAAACAATCCATCAAAGATTGCTGAACTTCAAGAACTTGAGCATTGGGATAAGAAATTTTCTGTTGCCGGAAATGCTACGGAGGGATATTTTTCTCGTCGCTGGGTTGCCGAAAACCTCTTTGGTCTATCAGATGAAGAATTTGTTAGAATGCAACGAGAAATGTTTTATGATAAAAAGTTTGCTGCTAGTCTAGAAGCCGCAGCACAACCTGCCGATGAAGGCGGGGGAGATGCCGGTGGCGGCGGCGGCCTTGGTGATCTTGGTGGTGGAGA